GTAATGTCTGCCTGGGCAGCTGCTATGTCAGTTCCATGTTGGTTAACCGTAGCGTTTAACGTAGTAATATCTGAAGCTAAGGCTGTGTCTTGGGTGGCTCTAGTAGTTGCTTCAGACGTGATGTCTGCCTGGGCAGCTGCTATGTCAGTTCCATGTTGGTTAACCGTAGCGTTTAACGTAGTAATATCTGAAGCTAAGGCTGTGTCTGCAGTGGCCCTGGCAGTTTGCTCAGACGTGATGTCTGCTTGGGCAGCTGCTATGTCAGTTCCATGTTGATTAACCGTGGCGTTTACAGTAGTGATATCTGAAGCTAAAGCTGTGTCTGCAGTGGCTCTAGCAGTTTGCTCAGACGTTATGTCTGCTTGGGCAGCTGCTATGTCAGTTCCATGTTGATTAACCGTGGCGTTTACAGTAGTGATATCTGAAGCTAAAGCTGTGTCTGCAGTGGCCCTGGCAGTTTGCTCAGACGTTATGTCTGCTTGGGCAGCTGCTATGTCAGTTCCATGTTGATTGACTGTAGCGGTTACAGTAGTGATATCTGAAGCTAAAGCTGAGTCTGCATCGGCCCTAGCAGTTTGCTCAGACGTTATGTCTGCTTGAGCTGCTACTAAGTCAGTTCCTTGTTGATTGACTGTAGCGGTTACAGTAGTGATATCTGAAGCTAAAGCTGAGTCTGCAGTGGCTCTAGCAGTTTGCTCATTTATTATTGATGCATTTGCAGTTCCTAGGTCAACCTCTAATGTGTCAACCCTAGTCTTTATAACCCCATCTTCATCTCTATTTACTTCAATGACATTGTTAGTTGTATCTAATGAGTTTTCTATACGTTGAAATTCATCTAAGAAATAAAGTTTTAATTCATCATCAGTTGCGTTTACGTCAGGATAGTTTTGTCTCTTGTAAGGCAATATTGGTCTAAAGGGCATAAATCTTTTACCTTCTACCAGTAACTGTCACCTGAGCATCAAAGCCTATAAATGCAAAGTCCTTGTAGTCATCCATTGTCATTTTGTAAGACAAATATCTACCTGAAGCCCTGGTATCAATTTTGTAGGCGGTAGATGCATCAAATATGGCTGTTGTTTCGTAGGTAGGGTTCTGGCTTAAAATATTACTAGCACCAAAATTAAACTTGTAAGTCTTATTAGGGCTTGGGGTTGTTATCTGTGGAAGCATTGCAGAGATTACTTTGTATCCAGACAATGTTGATAGCTCATCCAGGTCTATAGAATGACGCTGCAAAAACGCAGGTTTATTGGCTTCTGTATCTAAATCAAAGCTTAAAGTGCCATTTTCTATACCATCGAGACCATACATTTTGTCTGAAGTAATACCATCGTTACTGCTTGATGAACCACAGAACAAGGTATGTTTGTCAAAACCTGCTGCTTGGGAAGCATAGGTTCCACCAAAGTTTTGGTATGAAGATGAAGCTGCACTGCTGTAGGTTGCAGTAGAGTTAATGTTGGCGATAGTTCCTGAGTTTAAATTAGGAAGGTCCATAAATGACCAGGTATCGTTTCTGTAGTTATACACTGCAGCCCGATTACAGCCATCACTGTTTGTATACTCTGCCATGTCATCATCTGTTTTGTAGCAGAAGTAAACTTCATTGATGTCAGGGTTGTGGTGTACAAAGCATTTATGAGTAGAATCGTTATCAAGGCCGTTAAAAATATAATTTTTTATACGACCATCAACAATAGACTTCCTACTGTTTCCATCATGTATATAGATGTCATTTTCAGCAAAGACATAATGTTTACGCTCTACTTCAACGACACAATTGTGGCTCATGACTCCAGTATCAGAAAATAGCTTTCTGGTGTTCATGATGAAAGTACCACCGACAAAGTCCATCATCCATACCTGGTCTTTGCTGTAGATAATAAAGTTGTTACCCAGGGGGAGACCGTCAATTATAGAAGTCTTCATTTCTACGAGGTCAATAAAACCTGCGGACTTTGTTGTGTCAGAGGCATCCCAAGTACTAGGGACACTGTTGGCTTGGGTAAGGTCAGAGAATCTTATTCTGTTAGGGTACGTGCTAGGACCCTCAGCCATATTTAGTGCAATAAGAAAGTCACCATAGGCGCGAAGCGATGCACACTTCCAGACCTCATTATTTGGTCCCTGAAAATTAGCCAAGGAAACAAAAGATAGACTGTCGATAGGACTAGTCTGTGGCACTTCATCTGTACGGTTAACGTATACCTGGTTTGCCAGGTGCGTAGCTGTAACAGGGATTGTGTCACTTGCTGTAGAACTACCTGAGCGAACATTTGTTAAATTGCCGTTTGCGTAGGATTTAATTGTAAAGTCTTCTGACACTAACAACACATTGTTGTAGCCACTATCTGTAGTCACTCCGTACATATGTATCGGACTGAATCCTAGGCTATCTTGGACTTTACGGAATACTGGTGCTCGTACCACAGTGTTTTCATCAAAGCGTACATTCTTTGCCCTGGTAAACACTTGTACTGGTAGATTGCTTGGGTCCTGGTCAGTGACTACGCCTACGTCACCTAAGTTACGTATGGGCAGTGTCTGAGGCATCTAAGGAATCCTTTTATTGTTGCTATTAGGCAGTACGTTTCCAGAATTTAACGACTATGGACGGCTGTAAGATATCGAAGGCAGTGCCTGAGCCAGTTGATGTCGTATTGTTTCCTAAAGTGGAATTAAAGCCCCCATTACCTAAATCGTGCTGTACAACATCTACAGATGTACCGCCTGATGTAACAACTGTTTGGCCCCCTAACAAGCCACCACTGTTCCTAAATCTTAGGTTAGTGCCGTGGTTATGCTCAGGAAGATTGTCAGTTACTAAGGTCTGTGTCTTACTGCCTCTTAGCTCTTCTACAGTATCAAAATCAGTATCAGCTGAATCTAGACCGACAAGTACTTTACCTGCACCAAAGACTTCCCAGGTACCACCAAAAGTAGTCGCAGGGTCAAAGGCTGCATCTACAGTGGTATAGATAGACCCAACAGGGTATACATCTAAAGCAGTCGTAGGTGTAAAAGATGCCTGGGCACCTATTGCTGTTCTGATAGCTGCACCATCGATGCCTGAAGCTAAAGATACAGTGCTACCATCTGTAGAAATCGCAGGTTCATTGATACCCACAAGAGCTTTAATCATTGCTCCATCGATACCAGTGTTAAAGGTTGCGTTGGTACCATCACTGTTAATCGCAGGGACAGCTCTGGGTGCATCGAGTTCTGCCTGGGTAGACGTGACTGGACCATTGATATTCGGGAATGTCTGCTTTAAGACAGACTTAATGTTGCGTAGGTGGTCATCAGCCTGGGACAGGGGGTCTGTCGCTCCAGGTAAGGATGCATCAAGGCCATCAATGTAGACTGGGGTGGGGGTTTCGATGCCCATAGGTATGTACCTTTAAGTGTGTATTCTATTGTGTATTCTATTGTTTGAACTGTTGTGGTTCTGAGGTGGTCTTGTGTTGACAAAGGCCTGACAACAACAACAACAACGAAGGGTTTAACGGTATTTTTGAATCCATTGCCATTAAGACCCATTGGGGGCCATTTATCTGGGTAGGAGTCCCTGGAATCATAGGTCTATCTGCTGTAACCCCCATGAACACTAGGTTTCTTAGGTCAATCGATATAATATCGACTGCTTATTTATTCTATTGACTAGGACATTAGACATTTACATCTGAAAATTGTTAGGACTAGGGTATTTCTCTTTGTTGAAAAAAGGGATGTAAACCACCAGGGTAAACCTAAGCTCACCTAAGCCAACCTAAGCCAACCTAAGCCAACCTAAGCTCATCTATTGTCTAACCATTGTCTGTCTATTGCAGCTCAACCTGAGCTACTGTAGACGGCATAAGAGCTAATCTTCAGCAGCAACAACAGAACACTGTTGAGGGAGACATGAGTTCTGGGGTTGCTACTGAAGGTTAACTACTGAGGGACGGTAGATACTACTATTGTTATTCGGGTGTTTTCGGGTGTCACCGCAATCAATGTGACGGCTCGTGCCTGTAGGTATCTCTAAAGGGTGGACAAAACTGTTTTTACCTAGGAGCTGCTAATGGATATCGTCTGTAACCTAGGTAGAACCTAGGGTGACTGGATAGTCACGAAAAAAGTAGCTATTGTTTTACGATGGGAGTAATGTGAAAGATGGTGTTGAGAGGGTGCAGTAGGTAATCCTAGGAGACCTCGCTGTCTCCACCATTGGATGCTACTGTCCTCTCTTCACCTTCCACTGACTTCTTCTCGTCCATGAATACCAAAGCAAGATACCTACCATATTATAGTTATTAATACTTGTATGTAATACTAAAGTATTATTTAAGGTATTCAATTTGCTAGTGAATAACCTATATAGCTATAAGTCATTCTACCCCTGGGTAGTGAGCCTTTAAAATACTGTCTCAACCCACATACTACCAGGAGTAAAACTATGAACTACATGGTCGGCTTCGTGCTGTTTATGCTAACCATTATTGCGATTGATAACTTGAGACTAACCTTTTCAGATACCACTCGGCCTTCTGGAGGTCTTCCAAGGACTTCCCCTTCCTCTCGTATCTCCACAGATACTTGAGGCAGTTACCCTTACAATAACCATTGAATGCTTCAGGGGTCATTGATTCTTCAATAGCCTCTATGCACTCTATCTTGCCACTGTAGTGGTCAGGGTGGTTGACCATGTCTGTTTCTGTATGGCTGCCACCCTGTTCTTCAGATACCATTTCTTCGTATCTCTTAGTGATTGCAGGGTAATCTCTTTTTAGTCTATCCCATTCTGCAGGTGTTGCATCATCAATACTCATAGCAGTGGTCTCCTTAGTCTCTCTTGGGACATAAAGTCAGCCTTAGTCTCTAACCTGGGCCAGGCTTGTTTCCTCTTTTCAGCCTTTGTTGATTGAGTATGATAGTGACCTTGTATGGCCTTATCAGTGAGTACTTCATCCTTGTATAACCTGTTGCGTACTGTGTCATACCTTAATCCAGTTATGTCAGCTATGTTTCTGTAGGTGTAGAACTTACCTTTCTCAAAGCGAGGGTCTTCTCCCTCATACTTAAACTCTCTTATAATTGTCATCACAGTGTTCCTTTATTCTTTGCATTAGACGTGGCAGCTCTCACATTGCTGTAGCATTTGCCACTCTTGCTCTGTGATACCAGTCATGATGAACTCACGGTCAGTAGCTGTTAAATGGGGGCAGACATCCTGTATAAGCTCACCTGCCTCCCACCGTCTTAGCTGCTTTCTGGTTATGTCGATATCTCTTTTGTGTAGGGCTCCAGTGACCTTTGACTGTCTTTCGATAATCATCGTCCTGGTTCCCACATATTGATAACTTCATAGTCTGCATCCCAGTCGCACCACCTAAGTATCCTGGCGCACCTGCTCTGGACTATTGCATCCTCCCTGGTAAGCCCTGCCTTTATGTAAGCCTGTGCTACAAGCTCCCAACTAGGGTGATTACCTAG